CGGCTTCTCCGTCCGCACCAAGATCGACGGCGAGGAAGATTCGGAGGCAATTGCGGACCCAAGCCAGCCGGAGCTTTTGGAAGGGGGCGTGCGATGAGCGAAGAAACTGAACAATTCCTAACACGACGCGCCGCGTGGATTAACCAAGCCGCCGACGCTATCCAGGAACACAGCCCGATCCTTTCACGCGAGCAAGCCGTTGAAGTCGCCAAGATTGCGCTCAAAAGCTGGCAAGACTTGCGGACATGCATTGAGTGGCAGGAAACCGCGGACTTTATCCAGACGCTATGAAACCACTCGCCTTCTTTGTCTCCGGCCTCCCCAAAGGCCAACCGCGCGTAAAAGCCTACAAACGCGGCAACCATGCCGGGGTCTATGATCCTGGCACCGCCGATGCGTGGAAGGGGTGCGTGCGTGCGGAGTTCAACAGCCGCTCTGCTGAGCTTGGTAAGCCCGTCTATATGGGTCCGGTCGCCGTCGCCATGCGCTTCGTGATGCCGAGGCCGAAGTCGCACTTACGGGCAAGCGGATGGGAGCTAAAGCCAACCGCGCCCCGCTACGTGACCAGCAAGCCCGACGCGGACAACCTCGCTAAGGCCGTTCTCGACGCCCTTACCGATGTCAGCGCATGGACCGATGACAGCTTGGTTGTGAGCTTGAGCATCGTGAAAACCTACGGCAGCGAGACAGGCTGTGAGGTTCAGATTTCACCACTGACGCAGGAGGTTTCCCGTGAGTGAGGTTAGCAACAAGAGCATTCCAAGCTACGACGAGTTTGTAGCCTCAAAGGTCAGGAAGGCTTTTGACACCGGCTTTGAGCCAAAGCCATTCACCGCATCGCTCTTTGAGTGGCAAAAGCGGATAGTCACCTGGGCTGTCAGAAAAGGACGTTGCGCCTTGTTTGAGGACTGCGGGCTCGGCAAAACCATCCAGCAAATCGAATGGGCCAACCAAGTGCAGCAACACACCGGAGGGCTGGTGCTGATTCTATGCCCGCTGTCAGTAGCGCAGCAAACGCAACTGGAAGCGGAACGGTTTGGATTCCCGAAGGTTCACCGGCTCAAGGAGCGCGAGGACGTTCCTGCCTCTGGGCTTTGCGTCTGCAATTACGACCGACTCGACAAGTTCGAGGACGTGCAATTTGCCGGCGTCGTCTTGGATGAATCGTCCATCCTGAAGTCATTCGACGGCAAGTTGCGTCGCTACATCACGGACCGATTCAGCGCGACGCCGTATCGTCTCTGCTGCACGGCGACGCCAGCGCCAAACGACTTCACGGAGCTTGGTCAGCACGCCGACTTTCTGGGGATCTGCTCCCCGGCTGAAATGCTGGCGACCTACTTTATCAACGACACGTTCGATACCGGCACCTGGCGGTTGAAAGGGCACGCGGAAGACCTGTTCTGGGAATGGGTGTCGTCGTGGGCTGTGTGCATCTCCAAGCCTTCCGACATCGGCTTTGATGATGCTGGCTTCGCGTTGCCTCCGGTCAACACGACCATCATAAATGTGGAGTTTGAGGAAGCGCCGGACTTTGAGACGGGCGAACTGTTCAAGTCCAACGAAGTGTCCGCGACTGAGCTTCATTCTGAGCTTCGCAAGACGATGAAAGAGCGCGTGGAAGCGGCTGCCAACATCGTCAACAAATCGTCGGACCCGTTCGTTGTGTGGTGCGAGGCTAACGAAGAAAGCGAACTGTTGGCGTCTATGATACCGGATGCTGTTGAGGTTACCGGATCAATGTCGTCGGACGTGAAGGAGCGCAACCTACTGGCGTTTAGCAGCGGGCAAAAGCGGGTCATCGTCAGTAAGCCGAAGTTGGCTGGGTTCGGGCTGAACTGGCAGCATTGCTGGAATGAGATATTCGTCGGCCTGTCTCACTCGTTTGAGAAGATGTATCAGGCCGGAAAACGGATTCATCGGTTTGGCCAGAAAAAACAGGTCAACCGTTACATCGTCCAAACCCGTCGGCAGGAATCCATCCTCAAGACGGTAATCCGAAAGCAGATTCAGCACGAATCCATGCGTGCGTTAATCAACAAGACCAAAAGCCAACTAGAGGGAGCATCGAACATCGTGACACTCAAGACAGACATTGAATCGGTTTCAGAAGGAAAGTGGACCGTCTACAACGGCGATTGCGTCCGCGTCGCCAGCACGCTTGCCGACGAGTCCATCGGATTCAGCGTGTTCAGCCCGCCGTTTGCCGACCTGTTCACCTATTCGTCGGACATCCAAGACATGGGCAACTGCGGCGGACTCGACGAGTTCATGGTTCAGTTCGGATACCTGATCGACCAGTTGCATCGCGTCACGATGCCGGGCCGCGAGTGCGCGGTTCATTGCTGCGACCTGCTGGCGACCAAGTGGAAGGATGGCAACATCGAACTGAAGGACTTCAGCGGCGCCATTGCCACGGCGTTCCGGCAACGCGGCTGGCTGTTTCATTCGCGCATCACAATCTGGAAGTCGCCGGTCACCGAAATGCAGCGCACCAAAGCACACGGGCTGCTCTACAAGACGCTGCGGACCGATAGCAGCAAGAGCCGCGTCGGAGCGCCGGACTATCTGCTGGTCTTCAAAAAGAAAGGCGACAACCCGAAGCCAATCACGCACGACGAAACATCGTTCCCGCTGAATTTGTGGCAGGAGATCGCATCGCCCGTCTGGATGACGGTTAACCAGGGACGTGTGCTCAACGGAGAAATCGCGCGGGAAGATGCCGACGAGCGCCACATCTGCCCGCTCCAGTTGGATGTCATCGAACGCGCCTTGCACATGTGGAGCGCCAAGGATGACTTGGTGTTCTCACCGTTCACAGGCATTGGTTCGGAAGGCTATTGCTCGGTCAAGATGGGCCGGCGCTTTGTCGGATCGGAGTTGAAGACGAGCTATTGGAAAACAGCCATTGATAACCTTCGCCGCGCGGATGTTGAATCCAAAGACCTTTTCCAATGAGCACGCACCGCCTACTAGATGCCGTCAAACCCGGTCTAACCGCCGATTCAATCCGCGAAATGCTCGCCCGCAACGGCATGACCGTGGTGGCCAAGCCGGCAAAGCTGTGTGATAAGACGCGCAAGATGCCCGGCAAGGTTCGCCGGCCGCGCGCTGAATCGGTCGCACTAGCCGCTCAGATGCGAAGCCAAGGCAAGGACAACACCGACATCGCCGCGGCGCTAGGCGTCACGCGCCATTACGTTTCCGAGCTATTGCCGCGGGAAGAGAACGGAAAGAAGACCAAACACCCGCCGGCTAATCGCGTGAAGCCTATGCGCCAAAGCGTGCGAATGCAGAACGTCCAAGCGCGTCGCGAGAAGGACCGGGAGTTTGCCATCGCGAAGCGCAAAGAAGGTTGGACGATGGCGGTAATCGCTGGCGCCTTGGACCGTTCGCCGCGCTACGTGCAGGACATCCTGCCTCAGGAGTGGTGCGGGAACCTCAACAAGGGCCACAACGCGGAGGTGCTTAGGACGCATCCGAAGTGCGTGGCGATGCGCGGGGCTAGGGTGGTGAGGGAGGCAAAAGCATGAGCGACACACCAAAAAAAGAGCCGGTCATGGAAGCCGGGCAACTGACCTATGGGCAGGAAAACGACTGCTGCGACGACAGCACGATTGGCCAATACATCGAAATCGAATCTCACGACGGAGGCGCTGGAAAATACTTCACGATCAAAACCGAGCGTTGGGCATTTGATAACGCGAAACAGTTGGTTGCGATGATCGAAGACGCGGAACGGAGGTTGAAATGAGCGACACACCAACACCGAGGACTGATGACGCCTGGGAAGCCTACAATCGCCAAGCCTGCGGGCTGCATTACATCGCCCATAAAATGCGCGAAATGGAACGCGAGCTGGCCGCGGCCAACAAGGAACGCGACGACGCACTTGCGATGCTTGGCGTCTACAAGCTCGGATGCGATGAGCAGAAGGAGCGCATCCGTCGGCTGAAGGATGCGGGAGAAGCTATGTTCCAGCAGTTCAGGCATCCCGCGCTTGTCACGCACAACTGGACCAAAGCCAAGGAGGCCAAGCCGTGACAACCTGCCCGTTCTGCGGTTCATCGCTACTTCATTCATGGCCGCCGGCGTTGTGGTTTGAGTGTGGAAGCAAGATAAACACTGCGTCGACAGATCAAAACTATCAGTCATTTGAATGCATTTGCCGTGAACGCGACAAGCTCCGCCAGGAACTCGACAAAGCCCGCGCGGAAATCCAGAGGCTGAAGGGGGAAACACCATGACCCTCCCCAACTGCCTCTTTACATCCCCGGGATGTTTTGTAGCTAAGGCCTAGCAGCGCGAGGCGTGGAAACCTAGCGAGGCAACCTACAACAAGAGATGCAACACCAATTCTCACCCACCCAGACCGGGCTACGTCGCGGACCTCTTGCCGTGAGTTTCCACCCCGGTTTGCGGTGGGTGTTTTGGTTTTGAATCATGAGAATCCGAACAGTTAAGCCCGAATTTTTTACCCACGAAGGCATCTTTGAAGCCGAGCAATCCAGCGGCCTTCCCCTTCGCTTGGCGTTTATCGGGCTATGGTGTGCCGCAGATCGCGAGGGGCGTTTCCGATGGCAACCACGCCGCCTCGGAATCCAGATTTTGCCCTACGATGACTTGGACTTTTCACGCGTGCTCGACGCGTTGACCACGCGTGGCTTTCTCGTGAAGTATCGCGTGAAAGGAGCGTCTTTTGGATGCATTCCGAGCTTCATTCGGCACCAAGTCATCAACAACAAGGAGTCAGACTCGGTTTTGCCGGACCCGAACGAAGAAACCGCCGAAAACATATCAAATCAGGCGGAAAACGACGCGTCGGCCACGCGTGAGGCACGCGTTGACCACGCGACGGCCACGCCACTTTTTCTAGATCAAGGGGAAGGGAAGGGAAGGGAAGGGAAAGGAAAGGAAGGAAACTCGGCTTCGCCGTGGCACGTTGCCCTTGGCTTGGAAATGCCGGAAGCACTCCGAACGGAACCTTGCATGGAAGCGGCAAGGCTTTGGCTCAAATACAAGTCGGAACGTCGTGAAGGCTACAAGTCAATCGGGTTGAAGACGGCACTGACGCAATGGGCTACGGAATACACGCCGGCGAATTTCCCGGCTGCCGTCAATTCGTCTGTTGCTGCAAACTACGCCGGATTGTTCCCGTCCAAGTCGAATAACCAGTCGGCCGACAAGCCCAAACCCATGTGGCAACAGATCAAAGAACTAGAAGCCCGCATCGACACGCACCCGGGAAACTGGAACTGGCTGAAATACAACTCCAAGACGGCGACCAAGGAGCAAAAGGACGAATACAAGGCGCTACTGAAGCAGCTTGAGGCAATGCAGGCCGGGCAGGAGCCGCTGCCGATGGGGGAGGGGGACATTCCGTGAGTAATGCCCGCGTCATCAATCTTCAGCCGAACCCATTGGACCGCTTGCCACCGCACTCCCTAGAAGCGGAGCAAGGTGTCCTAGGTTGCTGCCTCATTTCGCCGAATGAGTGCATCGGCCAGTCGGTTGAAGCGTTGAAGCGCGGGGAATCGGAGTTCTACGACATGCGGCATCAGACTTTGTATTCGCATTTGGTCGCCATGTGGGATGCACAACAGCCGATTGACCTCATTTCGTTCCAGCAACGGCTCAAAGACGCGGGACAACTGGAAGGAGTCGGCGGGTTGGCCTACGTGTCTCAGCTACAGGACTTCGTTCCATCTTCGGCTAATCTCGGTTACTACCTGAGCATCCTCAAAGAGAAGTCCACGTTGAGGCACTTACTCCAAGCGGCCGTTGGCATCGTCGGCAAGGTTTACGAAGCCAACGGACCCATTGATGCCTTGGTTGACGAGTCAGAGCGCGAGATCCTCAAAGTCGGCGAAGACTCAGGGGCCGGCGAGATTGAGCTAACACAGAAGGAACACGTCCGCGCGGCCATCGATGCCATCCAGCAACGGTTCGGTGGCCAGATGACCGGACTCCCTACCGGCATCCGTTCACTCGATAAGCTCACCGGCGGATTGCAGCCAAGCGACATGATCGTGATAGGTGCCAGGCCGTCGTGCGGGAAGACATCGCTCGCCGTGCAAATCGGAATGGTCGCTGCGGAGGCTGGATGTGGTGTCGGCATCTTCTCGCTTGAAATGACGGCGAGCATGCTGAACCAACGCGCGCTTGGAACCATTGCCCGCGTGAACGTCCAGAAAGGCCATTGGACCGAGGGAGACATGCGGGCAGTATCAATGGCTGCCACAAAGCTCTCCAAGCTCCCGCTCTACATTGACGACCGCTCCGGCCTCAAGATGGCGCAGATCAAAGCCAAGGCCCGGCGCTGGCATAAGAAGCACGGGATTCGGCTGCTCATCATTGATTACCTAACGCTGATTCGGCCAAGGCTAGACAAGGCTGACCGGCAAGCATCCGTCGCTGAAATCTCCAATGACATCAAAGGACTAGCCAAGGAACTGAAGGTGCCGGTGATTGCGTTGGCTCAGTTGAACCGTGACATTGAAAAGGGTAAGGAGCGGAAGCCAACGCTGAGTGACCTGAGGGAATCGGGGCAGATCGAACAAGACGCCGATGTGATTTGTTTCCTCTACAAGGAAGACCCTAACCACGAACCATCCGACGTGGTTATTCAGGTCAACCTTCTAGTCGCCAAGCAACGCAACGGCGGGCTGGATGAGATACGGCTCAGCTTTCACCGTGAAACTACACGCTTTGAAGAAGGTTCACCGATTGAGGATTGAGACATGAAAGCCAAACCAACCAAACAGCAACTCACCCGCATCAACGCACAGATCGACTCCCGCCGACGCTTCCGACTGTGGTGGGGCGAACTTGTCCGCACCATTCCCGGATACGGCTCGCCTGAGCATGAGTGCATCGCGTGGGCGGCTTGGGATGCGGGGACGAATCAACACAAGGCAACCAAGTGAGCAAACAGGAAGGCCACGCAATCGCGCGGGAAGGGGGCGCCACGGGGGGCGAGCAAGGGAAGCCGGGTGAAGGGGGCGGAACGGAGTGAAAACGCGATGGCAAGGCGATAAAACGGCAAGGAATCTTTTTTGGACCCCTTTTCCCCTTCGGGTGACGAAAG